GAGGGACCAAATATGTATGATTTGGCCAAGAAGTTAAATGATGCGATATGCATTCTTCTGCTGTTAAAATCACCCTCATATCGGTCTGTCAGGTTGTTTGAAACCATTACGATTGGGATGTTTAATTTGTCACCACCCTCTGTAAGTTCAATTTTTATCATGTGATCTGGAACAAAGAAGGGTATTATTTGCTCAACAATTTGCAACATGTCATCGATATGTCTTGTGTAGACAAAGAGGTTTATTCCAACATTCACAGGTTGTTCGTTGGCTATTTGTGATCCAGTATTTGTACAATTTCCACCAGATTGATTTAATGCAATTGATGAAGAAAATCTTGCACGCCGTCTTGATGGGTCTGGGAGAATGTTGTTTACATGATAACTTATTCTTGGCAACTGATTCTCAATCCTTGTTCCATCAGTAATGGAAGATGGGTTCAAAAGTCTTTGAATAAATTTTTCTTGTGATGCATATGTAATTGGAACTCTTAAAGTAGTATTTGGATCAGCACCATTGTTGTCATGAGAAACGTAAATGTTGTTGAACAGCGTTCCAAATCCCACCACCAATCGTCTTAAACTTTTATTGTAGTAGTATCCAAACATCGTTTTACCTCATTTAAGATCCACAATTGTTTGCGGGATTGTTTTCGTCAAATTCATACAATGCAGCTTCAGTGTCCAAAATATCATTGATTCCAGCAGTAGTTCCAAGAATGTTGTTTCTTGGAATCATAGTTGCACCAGTAAAACCAAATGTGGTTGTATATGGCGAGTTTACTGCAGGACTTGGTGTGGCAATCTTTTCGTAACTGTATGTGAAGAGTTCTGCGGTTATTTGATAAGAATAAAGTTTGCCCAATGGGTATAGGGGATTTTCGTGTTCTACAAAGTTTATTTCAAACAAAGATTTTGATAGGGGAAAATAGATCAAATCACCTTCTCGGGGTCTTATGATTGTTGGGTCAACATCTGTAACCTGCTCTTTAAATCTTCTCCGAGCCATCAATAAAGATATTTTATCTTTGATTTCAATGCCAAACTGTGTGACAATATCCGTTCCCTCAAATCCTTTGTAAGATTGAATATACATTTCTATTGTATATGTCTTGTCAAAAAACGAACTGGGATCTTCACCAAATATTCTGTCTATGTTTAGAGCATTTCTGGGAACATAGAGACAATCTTGGCCAACTCCTTGAATCAATTCAACGGTGATATCCTCAACTAAATTTTGTTCAGGATTGTATGAAGTTAAATTGATATAAGGATTGATTGCCATTTTTATCCAATCAATGGATCCACGGGGAGTTCGTAGTTTCTCAACAATGTATTTTCTATTTCAGTTATCTCACGAACAGCATCCTGCATTATGGCAGGAGCATTCAACTGAGCACCACCAGGCAACGGAACACCAGCAAACTTCATCAAGTTTTGTGCCCATTGTTTTTTTACCAAGGCTGCAAAATATCTTTGGAACAACCGATCTTGCCAGACTTTTTCAAATTTATCAGAATCAATTTTTACATATGCTTCAATTAAAATATACGATTTTCCTGCAAGATTGCTATAGTCGGTATCCAAAAACAATCTTTGCGTTGTTTTGGTGTAAGTATAAGACATCGGATAATTGAATACATCGTTTATCAACTTAACATAAGACATCGCTTCCATATAAGATGCCATGGGCGCTGATGGATAGCCTGACTGATTAAAATAAAGACCGAAGAAATCAAAAAGAGTCATTTGATATCTAAGGTCAAACATGTAATCACCGACTTGATTGTCTGCCGTATAAACCTTAGATATCGAAACGATGTCTTGGCCCGTTGGATAATAAGAAGTTGCTCCGCTACTATCAGTTCTTATTTGAGCACCCAAAGCAGGGCCAAACGTGCTCACATCGAAATAGTTGCGTGCAATGTCTTGAGGTTGCATTTGATAGGAAAACAGGGCTCTTTGATTGAAGTCAAAGTGCCTTTCTTCCATGTAACGAAGGGCTTCTTCCAAACGATCCTCAACCTGCTGAGGATCTACATTGATTTGAACGACTGGAGCACCTAAAGTTCTTAATGTGTAGTCAATGAATTCTTGACGGGTGGTAATTGGCATCTTAGAAATATTTATGAATCTTCAATTACCTTATTTAAGTCTTCCATAATCTTTTCTTGCAAAGGATTCGATCCAATCGTAATTTGAATAAATTGGAGTTGTTCTGGGTCAAAATTTTCTATATCTTGTTTTCTGGCCTTGGTTTCGGGTTCATATGCATTGGGATCATAATTGGAAAACCCAGGCATTTTTAATGGACAATCTAGTTTTGGATAATCCAGCTTGGAGTAATATTTTGACTCCTTTATCAACCAAGTGTGGCGATGGTCACCACAACCACATTTACCGCAATAATGCTTTCCCTTGATTTTACTTGCTTTTAGATGAACGCATGCTGCTATTTCCCCGTGACCGAAACAAGACAAAGCCCTCAATTTTTTTGTTGATTCATCTATCTTCTTAGAATTAAATCCACGCGATGCGATTGCTGCCGCAAACATAACCATTTTTGAAAACATCAGAACTCTCCATAAATAACACTCATTCCGGCAGGCAACACATGTTCTTCTAGGAATGGTCTAAACTGCTTTAGTCTTTCAGAATTTGGACTGGTAGTGTTTACTTGTATGACAGCTGCGTTTACAGTAAAAACATCAACTGAATCCCAGTCAAATCCCAAAAGTGTGCAGATTAGATATTTTGTTGCTTGAGGTGTTCCCTTTTCATTAAAATAATTGGCATCCGCATTAATCAAAAATTTTCTTATGTTTGGCAGTATAGAAGCATATGGTTCTTGGGAAAAGTCCACATCCGGAAAATAAAAGTCTGCGTATGCTTCCAAAAATTTTGAATTTGTTTTTAATGAATAGCGAAGTGTCTCCCAGTTTAATTGGGCACCGTATCCATATTCCAATGAAAATAGCCAACGAAGATAATTTTTGATTATAGGAACAACCAAAACTGTATCTGGCTCATTTTCATAGGCATCCATTATCCATGATGGAAATAGAGCCCTTACGGTAAGGTTGTCTCCAAACCAGTAAGAATCATCTATATCATAAAAATTTGAACCATAAAGTGCTTTGGCTCTTTCGATCAAATATGAAATTTTTACCTGTTCGGAAACAGGTTGACTGTTGAAGAATAAAATCATTGTTTATAGACCACTGATATGCCAACAGGCACACGATTGGAGATGTAATCGATCAATTGGGATTGTTCGGCAAACCCAAGACCATCTACATATATCTTCACTTGTCCTGGAAGAATGTCATTTCCCACGCTTATTGAAGATTCATTTTCGGTTCCACTGATTCCTGAACTCATTATTGCATTCTTGTAGTCTCTCAATGTAACACATCTTTCTTGACCAGTTGCCTTGAACAAAAGAGATGCTTTTGCTGTTTTCATTGAAATTTGATTGTATCCACCATTCGGTGTTGCAGATGTGCCAAAAATTACATTTGATGGAGCACCAATCGTACCGTTGTTTCCCACTGAACCATTGCTTATAACTGCTTTGACAATTACTTTGCTAGAAGTTGTTATTTGTGCGGATGATGCAAAGTTGTTGGTAACAACATAACCTTGAGGACCATTGATTACAGAAAAATGAGTGTTGTTCTTGGTGGTGGTTGTGTTTGCTTTGTCAACTCGCGTCCATTTCGTTGTTATGTTTGTTGCAACGTCTGTTTCATAAAATCCGATGGTATCCGGATTTACGCTATAAGGTAGTTCACAAGACTGCGTGGTAAAATCATAGTTTGTATAAAACACGACTTCCAAACCAGAATAAAGATTTATGGATTTTGAAGTATTGGTTGGTATTGATTCAGTATTGTAAAAAAACAAATCTGCACCATTTGTAGCCGTACCTCTGAATGCACTATACTCGTCAAGCGGAGAAGTTACTGTAACAGTTCGATTGCAGGAAGCCGATTTGGTTGGAATGACCAACACCGAGTTGTTTGAGGCAATTCCGAGCAAGGATTCCATTACTGTTGCCGTGGTTGCAAAACTATTGATAAACCCGTATTGTGCATACACACCATTATAAGCAGTAGCGGTGCATAATATGTTCAACAACATATTTACTGCACTTGCTTGATTTTGAAAGTCTAGATTTTTTAATTCTTCTTGTTGTTGTAAAAAAGCAACCATTGAAGTTTTGATATCATCAAAATCCAAGGAGGCTACATTTAAGTTTTTTATGTTATATGTCATCAGATTGGGACCTCTATGAAGCAACTCATTTGATTTTGAAATTTGATTCCATCATAAAAACTGAATCGTACCTCAAATTCCATTTCTGTTTCTGTACGAGAACGAAGAACGACTTTGACATTCGTAAGTTTTCCTAGTGCTGCCTGAATGTATGAAGCCAATTCAAACTCCAAAGTTCCTACATCATTTGTTCCAAACAAGTAACTGTAATAATTTGAACCCAAATTCATATTTGAGACAACTTCATTTTTTTGAGTTTTTATCACATTTTCTATGTACTGAACATAAGCATTGTAACCACTGACCATGGAAATGTCTTTTTTGGTCGTTGTGGTGTTTACTGGTTCAAGAAATATAGAAAAATCTCTGGCTATCATACCAAATATTTAGATCAAGGATAATCAGACGCAAATGTGCTTCCTGCAAGAGCGGGATTGGTATTTTGTGGAATCTGAGACAATGCAAGGGCCGTTTCATGTGTTCCAGAGTTTGTTATAACATGCTTTACGCCAATTATGTAATAATGACCGTTCAACAATGACTGGCCCGGATAATATGGATAACCGCTAGCAGCATTTACATTCAGGAACACCAATTGTCCTATTTTGAGATTGAAATCACCAGCCACAGTGATATTCATCTTTTTTCCATATTTTAAACCATCCAAAAATTCTGCACGCAGAATTGGAGTTTCTTTTGGTGTATTCCAGAATGTGGCGACATTTAATCGTAATTTTACATAGGCATGAAAATCTGGACCGAGATCAGGACATGTACAACTAAATGGTGCCGAAGGTGTGCCCCAAAGACAACCTAGCCACGATTCACCCAAATTGGATACAATTTCTTCACATTCATATTGTGGTTCATCCAAATATAAGTCAATAGGAGCAAAAATATCTTCTATTCCACTTGCGGGTTTTGTAGCCCCCTTCCAAAGATCTAAAATATACGCCGAAGGCCCAGACGGCCCAGCGGATCCAGATGTCATACCTTTTATAAATCCAATTTTTTCTGCTATATTCTTTACGCTTGGAAATCTATCAAAACATTCAGCAAATGTATCTGGTGATCCACATAAGCCTCTGGTAATAGTAGAATTGGCGCATTCATATGCACCCTTTGAATTGGGTGCATAAAAAGCATTCTTTGAGTCAGTGGATCCATATGTTATGATTTGTTTTGACATATTATGGTGTTCCTGTATCGCAGCATCCGTCAACTACGTTTTCTGCTATAAAGTAATACAAAACATTTTCACCATCGGTATATTTGCATATTTTGGCTATGTGATAAATGTCACCACCAGTTCCCGGTGTAAATGTACTTGATGATTCACCGATAGGTCTATAATTAAACCCACTGGGCAAACAAGAAGGAACCCAACCAGGTGCCAAATAATTTCCTGTTGTACCACGTTCATTTAGATTTATAGCCCAAGTTTCATCTTGAGTTGGAGAAGACGCTAACCCCGAAGGCTTCCAATTTTCAATTTGATGAAAGTAAATTCCTCCACATGCACCACACGCCCCACATGCACCCCCCGCTCCACAAGCACCACACGCACCAGAACTTCCAGAAAACTGCAATTCGTTCCATCTATAACGATATATATTTGCCCCTGACGTTCCTTTAGTTGAATCTAATTCATATCTAGTTAATGCGGCGAAGAAACAGTTTTCTCCACTTTCTTTTCCCATGCAACATAGTACATAACCAACAAAGTTTTGTAATTCTATTTTTCTGTATAACTCTAATTGCTTTTGTGCACCACAAAGACCCTTTTCAAATGAACGATATCTTCCGTTAATGACTTTTTGTAAATTTGTATTTACACCAATAATTCCGCCAGCATCTGGATAATTTGGATCCAGTGGAGTCAAATCAAACATATTTTTCCACATTTCGGTGTTGTCAACGTAAGGCATATAACCGGAGGATCCCATCAAATTCATATTTTTATATGCTGAATCAGTTCCAAATACTTGTCCTATGTGAGTTAAATGACTAACATGATTCATGGAGTCTAGATCGTCATAATAACCCCAGTGATTTGTATAGTGCAATTGATCTGATCCTGGGATTGCAGTCGCCCCCGGTGCTGTTGTTATCAATTCAATGTTATATTTTTGTCCTTCATCTTGGTATTGATATGACAGATCCGAGTAAATTCGTAAATCTTTTTCTCCACTATCTGCACACAAACCGGGTGGCAAAACATCCAACACCTTTGGAGTTTTTCTGATGTAATAATAATTTTTTGAAATAAATTGATATGCAGGATCTGTATTAAAGAAATAAATTTTTCTATACAGTTTTGTTGGATCTATTCTAGAGCCTGCTGGTGGTGTCATTTTTTGCAAAACAGCTTCACCGTCATAGATACCAAAATTTCTATTGTTTGTATAAACTATTCCATTTACAACAGATGTTGTTCGATTGTCTATATTTCTAAAAGAAGAATCAGACACAATGTTATTGTCATATTCAAATGATTTAAAGTTAACTGTTCCATCAAATTCTGTCCAAAACATGTAATTTGGAAGTCTACTAAGGTCATTTATTGCATTTGTAGTAAGATAATTTAAGTAATTTAACGCATTGTCCGATACCATTTCTTCGCGGGAATCCATGGTATTAATTGGGCGATACAAAACATAGTTTGAAGTAATATCATTGTATCCACCACTGTAACCAAAAAAACTGGATTTTACTCTAGCAACAAAATCATGAATAAATTCTACTGATGGTTTTTTGTTTCCCAATAGTTGGTTTAAAGAAGTTTGTTGTGCTTTTTTGTAATAGGTGTTTGTAAAATATATGCCAACAAAGTTTTCTTCTGTTTCCGATGCTGCGTTGTTTAAGTAACTTACGCTAGTGATATCTAAATTCCATACATTGGAATTAAAAAATTCAACATAAATTTTAGATATTTCAAATTGTTTTATTCTTGAGACAATGTCCTTGGTATCTCTTACAATCAAAACTCCATTTGGAAAAATGTCATTGACATTTTCAACAAACTCAATTCTTTCAAATTGACATTCTGTGTTTTGTCTTAAAATATTAAGTCGAACAGTAGTTGATGGAATAGACTCATCATCAAGGTAAATGGCCTTAATAGTAGAATATGCAGGATTATACTGTGATTGTGTGTTTGCCATTACTCATGAATATTTAGTGGTCACATACAAACCCTTCAGAACACCAATCTGTTCTGGAAGGTAGGCATTTATGTTTTTTGATTGTTGTTCCACTACTTGAACTTCAGTGACATCTATGGGCGTAGAAGATGTCGTTGTAGTAGTTGTTGTCGATTTAGTTGATGATGTTTTTGTTTTGCTGGAAGAAACCAGTTCTTCAATTTTTCCTTCTTCTGAAAGTTCTACTTTTACAACTTCCTTTGTAGCACTTTTTGTGTTGGTGGGATAAAATTGTTTTTGAATCGTATATGTTCCACCAGAAGTTGGAGAGATGATAACAATGTTTGAACCAGTTAATCCATCTTGCAAAATAAATGAATATGTTGCACCCCTTTGATCCTTGATGATCATCGTGTCTTTGTAGTAATGAACACTTTCAATTATTGAGAGTGGACCATTTAAGTCAAAGTTTCCAACCGACTTATAGGAATAAGATCCACCAGTATTTAAAACATAGGGAGCTATGATGCTTCCTTTTGGGAAGGTAAATGCAGTTGCTCCTGTTGGTGAATCTGTAATTTTTAAACTTGTCTTTACTTCATTTTCTTCAATGTAAATTGTTGTATTCGGAACAGGCAAAGTAAATGGATTAATTGTTTTATTTGCCAAGACAAACATCCAAAAGGAATTAATGTCAGAATAAACCGTGTATGCTTTTTCAAGAAGAGTCGATTTAGTATCAATTGTTACGGGAGAAACACTGATGTTAGCCAAATTTGGATCAATGTAAGTAAAAAAATCAGATATGGAAAAAGTTCCAATCGTTGATTCAAATGGCTTTGATGGAATATTTGCAAAATATTTCATGATTATGCACTAGGCCCAAAGACGGCATAAGAAATTTCAGATTTGGACAAAATTGCACCTTGACCATATTCTGTAGGTATTCCGGGTGCATATGTTCCTGTTTCGAATTCAGTAAAGAGCAATCCAAGAAGGGTGACTGAAGATGCACCATTTGGAAGATACCGCACAACGCTGTCAGCATCATCGTTCTTTTTGACAAACACGTTTTGGAGAACACAAACCAATGGCTCTCCAAGCCAATTTGAGGTTAAATTTCCTTCACCACCAAATGCAGGAACGTTTCCTTTAGTTACAGCCATAGTCCAAAGACCTTGTGGATAAGTTCTTTCGGGCAGATCAGCAACTTGTGGATAAGATGCTTTTCTAAATGACCCAACAATTTGTTCTACATTCAATGATTCTTCTGGAGTTTTTGGAACAAAGATATATTGAAAGGAATATTGTTTTCTTCCTTCAGATACCATGGTGGCTTCGGCTATATTGCTAAATCTTCGGTAGGTTGATGTGGCAAACATTCTTTCATGGAAGAAAAGCATTGGTTGCAACATTCTTGACAACATTTGAACTCCACCTTCACCAAACATGTTTCCACCCATATTGGCAACACCAGCGCGAGTTAAAATAGGTCCAACAGGATTGTTGTTGCTTTCACCAAAGTTATGTTGGATTTGATATCCGGGTTCCTTTGGCATAGGAAGTTGAATGTGAATTTGTGCCCTATCAACCACTCCTGCACGGGTTCTTTCACCATTTTTTAATGAATAAGGAGCAACATAAAAGTTCAACCATAAAGGTTGTTCTTGTGCATATATTCCTGATGGATACTGATATCTTGAAGCCATCTCTATACTATTTAGATAAAATTACCTAAATATTTTTATGGCATATAAGACCAAATTTATACCCACAAACAAGGAAAAATATGTAGGGGATGTAGGCAAGATAACGTGCAGATCTTTGTGGGAAAGGAATGTATGCAAATTTTGTGATCAAACCCCAAATGTATTAAAGTGGTCTTTTGAAGAAATTATAGTACCTTATACAAGCCCTCTTGACAGAAAACAGCATAACTATTTTCCAGACTTTGTAATTCAATTCAAAAATGATTCTGGAATAAACACTTGGATGGTTGAAGTTAAACCTAAAAAACAAACAGTATTGAAAGAAAATGCATCAAAGAAGGAAAAAATTACTTGGATTATCAATAATGCAAAGTGGGATGCTGCCAAGAAGTATTGTGAAAAAAACAACATGGAATTCAAAATAATCACGGAAAAAGAAATTTTTTCAAATGCCAACACCAATTATTGATATCAAACAATTTTTTGATCGTCATAATGGCCTTCAAAGAGATAATCGTTTCTCAGTGAGTTTTGAAGGACTGCCTCAAGGTTTGCCTAGTTTAGGTGAACCCGGAAACAGTTTAAAAACAGCAATGGTTGAAATGGGAACCAGAGCAATGGACACGGTGGCAGATAACTTAATTGGTTATGGTCCGGGAAGAATGGTTCCTCGGTATCAAAAATTTCCAGGTGGAGTATTATTGACCATACCTGTAACAAACGATCACCATGCAACAAATTTTTTCAATGCTTGGTTTAATCTTCTTTACGGTGGTGGAAGACTAAGAGGGGCGCTTTCATCACCATTTCAATTGACATGGTACCACGAAACCATCTATCCAACAAAAATGATTGTAGATGCCTTAGATCCAAATGGAAATGTCAATCGCAAATTTACGTTTTTTGAAGTGTACCCCATGGAAACAATTCCATTTCAATTTTCCATGGAAAACAATAATCAGTTTTTAAAATATAGTATTTTGATGAACTATAGAGAATTTTCAATGAGTGAGCAATTAAATGCCTAATACAAATATATTCGATAATATTAATAATTTTATTCAAACGTATGAAACAACTTTGCCTTTTTCTCAAAAAAAGGTTTCATTTAGACCCTTTAGAGTAAAGGATGCCAAAATACTTGGTCTGATTCTTCAGGAAGACAACAAAAAATTGGCTTTCAAAAACATGGTAGAATTGTTGAAAAACACAACTACCGAAGCTGAGATTGATGATCTTTGTTTAGCCGATGCAGAATACTTATTCCTGCAAATAAGATCCAAAAGTGTCGATGAGATATTGAATTTGGTGTACCAAGAAGAAAAGATACAAGTTCAAATTGCAGACATAAAGTATAGAAATCAAATTGCAGAACAGGAAATTTCAATAGGTCCAAACATTTCTTTGGTATTGAGAACACCAACTGTAAAAGATTTGCTAAGACTTGAAACCTTTGACAAACAAGAATATGGTAAAGCCTGCATTGAAAAAATTATCGCAAATGGTGAAATATACAAACTAAACAAGTTTGTTACCGAAGACATCAAATCATCAATAGACAATCTTCCTCTTTCCGTATTGTCAAAAATAGATGTATTTTTAAAGAAACAACCTGAACTATACATCAACTTGCAGTTGATTGATGAACAAAAGGAGGTATCTGGTCTTCTAAATTTTTTTACCTTTCGGTAAAGTTTATTGATCTGAGAGATTATTTCAGCACAAACTTTACCATGATGAACAATTTTTCTTGGTCTTTGCACGACATAGAAAACATGGTTTATTGGGAGAGAGAAATATATGTTAAGTTGATTGCTGAATATAAACAGAAAAAAGAACAGCAAATGATGGAACAGATGTACAAACAAAATTACAATAGCCTATGAACGAAGAAAAAGAACCAATTACAGAAAATAGATTCTCTTTGGATATGCAAACAGAGATTCAGGCAATGACTCCACTTATTGAGCCTGATCCATTATTGCCTTCCGATATTGTAAACATACTTCCTAGCATTGAACTTTCTGAGAGTGTTCCGTTTACGGCAACCGAAATCAAAATAGGAAGTGCTGCAAAAGCACAATTTGCAGAAATTAGCGGATTGGACTATTCTGTAAGCGATACTGAAATGCTAACCAAGCAGTTTAGTGGCATGCAAACCAAAATCAAAGAACTTCAGGGAGGGTTTCAGGATTTGTACAACAATGCAAAGAATCCAAATTTGCCAAATAGTGAAACAGATGATTTTGAGGAAAGACCAACCACCGAACCAAGAAACTTAATCTTTGATGAACGGCGTACCAAAATGAGTGGGCCACCAAGTTGGGCGTAAATAAAAAAAGCCCCCTTTCGGGGGCCTTTTTCAATCGTTCTCCATTTCGGAGAAGTACTGCAGAGGATCTTTCTCTTCAACATTTTCCACAACTGAAGATTCCTCCACATCGTCTTCGATGCTCTTGGACTCAGTAAACTGAGCGCGAATATCGTCACCGACAGACTTCTTGAACCTAGCGTTCAGT